AAAAAAAAACGGAGGAAAATAAAAATTTCCTCCGTTTTGTCAATTAGTAAAGCTTCAAATCACGTGAAATCTGATCGAGATTCGGAACAATGCTGTGATTTGTATATACTGCTTCAAGAACACCCATACCATGAATGTCTGTAATCAGTTCTCCCTTAGCAACAATCTGTCCTTCATGCTCATATGTCATAAACGCATTACGATATGTGAATTTATTTGGATTCACCTTGGACTGTGCAAAGTGAAATACTGCATAGTTATTATCTGCATCGTATTGACAAACTGCATCTACAGCAGACTTACCAAACAGTTTATAATATTCGTTAGGCTTTGCTTTAATACCAAGTTGAAGCACCTTCATTGGATTCTTAATTGCTTCTTCTGAAATTCCCTTAAATCGAAGCATTGCAAGGGAACCACTCTTTCTAAGATCATCTAGATTATCAAACGAGGGATTCTTACAACGAAATTCAACAATCGTTTCACCACGCCTATTCTTAAATGCAGACCATTCAGACTTAGAATTTTCGCACAGTTCAGAATAGGTTAGTGCATCACCTAGTGTAATGGTATCACTATACTGAGGGAACACACTATTTTGAAGTAGTTCGATTACATTGGAAGCAAACACCGAACCACACATAACCATTCCAACAAAGGAAGCAATAATTTGCTTAATCATAATATATTTCACCTCAATCAATGTTTAATTACAAAGAAAAGAAACCACGTTCAACATTAAGATATTTAATGAGACTCATCACAATTTCCATAATTCTTAACCAAATACTCAAGAAAGTATTCAACGGCAGAAGGATAATCATCAAGGTCTTCGGGCGTAATACCACGAATGGTGCCTTCTGTCACAATGTTCATATTGTCTTTGTCAAGCATCGCATCATCACCAATTTCGACCAAAGAATTGTTATCCGCCATATTGCCATCATGAGACTGAACATAATTCGTCATCTTAGTACATCCTTGTTTGTTTCTCTTTAGAAGTATTATTACATAAAATTAATCGTGTGTCAACAAATATTTCATACTTTTAAGTTCATTTACAGCAATCATTCTATCGTGAATTGCTTGTTCATATGAATTGATTTGATTGGTGAGGAAATTCTTAATAAGTTCATTATTAGTTTCTTCAAGCTCTTTCTTAAACTGTTCTATTTTCCTGTAATCTTCTTTAAGCCATTCTTCATACGTTTCAATTCGAATGTTCATAAGAGAAGCAATCTGAGGCTTAGTATATGTCATTTCAAACATTTTAGAACCTTTAATGAAGTTTTGTTCTTTGTTGTGAGTATTATTACATAAACAAATATTGATGTCAAGTAAATCAATTGTAAATGTGTGTAACAAAAAAGGAAGTAAACTCAATTTACTTCCTTTACTAAAATCACTTTACATCATTCTTAAATGGATCAGGAACCTGTTTTCCATTGATAAAATAAGAGCACTTAGGATTGTTTTCGATATTTTTATTTTCGCACATCACAACATATCTATAATTATCAATATTGTGTGTATATGTTACAATTGGTTCATTATATGAGAAGCAATGACCAAGAATTATTCCCATAAGCAATGATGGTATTCCGATTAGAACAAACAGTATTGCATCGTTCATTTTATTTTACCCACACAACTTCGTAACGATCAAACTTGTTAAGGTTTTCACAACCAATCGTTTTGCCTTCAGCAGTTTCAATCTTCACACAGGCGCCATTACTATTGCTCATATAGACAGTTGGCATATCAATATACGTAACAATAGAGTGAGCAAAGAATACTGCAACAATCACAGAAATAATGATAATCACCGCATTTTCAATTTTAGAAATCATAATATAGTATCCTTGATGAGAGAAATATTTTACTGTTTATAAGTTTAACACAATAAAATTAAATTGTCAAGAAATACGATCTTCCGTATCAAAATTCTTAAATTTATTCTGCCTCATGGAAACAAGTGGAGATAATTCAATTTCCATATTACCTGAAATTTTAAGATTATAGTAATCTAAGGAAGCATCTTCTTTATCAAAATTTTGTGTGTCGTATAGTTGAGCGTTACTAATTGTTCCCTCAATATAATCAATGATTGGATTGTTCTTTACAAATTGAGTTAATTTATTAATCAGTACAGAATGATATTCCTCGTTGCTTGTTTTCTTAATTCTATATTGACGAGATATTTGCTTGGCGCCAATACAATCAATTCCTCCATATAAAATACATGGATTTTGATCTGGTTCAAATCCACCGCCAAAAGAAAGTCCTAACGCTTCAACCGACTGAATAACCCATTCAATTGTCTTATCAAAATCGTTAATTTCCCATTCAAATTCTGATTGATTGAGTTCAACCGATGGAACTTCTTTTAGTACAATTTTACCTAGAAAGCATAATTGTGTGAATTGACCAACTTTTGCTTTCTTTTGCCTACGAACACTCATTCGTTTGATATTTCGATATGAGTGTGAATTAAGATGGTGATTTCTCATATAACACTACTTCCACAATGCCCAACGAAGATTCTTACAACGATCTACCGCAATCAATCTCTCATATATTTCCCCGTTTGTTGAAATTCCCTCAACAAAATACGGAACTCCTTCTCGAATGATCCAACATTCTGCAATTTTATAATCAATCTCTGAACCGTTCAATTCAATATGATCACCCATCACACGTAACAGTACATCGTTTGGCGGATATTGTTTTTCAAACGAATACCACTTTGTATTTGATGCTTCTGACACATGAGAATAAATTAAGATTGTTGCAAATCCAATAATAAACCCAAAAATAACGAAAAACAATTCAGTCATTATCTTATCTACACAACACCATTACACCACAGAAACAAATAAATGTGATGAAAACAACCAATGTAATAATATTAAACCAACAAAAATAAAATGCTCCAATAAAAAATAAAATAAACGGAGCAAAAGAAAGAAATTCAACTAGTCCGATTCCAAACCTTTTAAGCATGAGTCTTCATCACTTTATCAATTAGGAGAAACAGCTTACTACCAACATTGAATACTTTGCGGCAATCTTTATTGGACAGATTATTCATTTCAGGGTAGTCCTTAATGAAGTCTTTTCGTGCATCTTCCTGAACAGCTAGAATCATTTCTTTAATTGTTGGCATTCTACCAAATTTACTGAATGTATCAATGACACGATTCTCATTGATGTATCCTTTATACTGTTGATTTAGGAAAGCTAGATTTTTGTCTAACTTTGGCATACCTCCAGTGTGCTTTACCTTATCATCAAAATCTGGTGACTTATGTTTCAGAATCTGAACTGCTTCTCCCTTATTATTGTGCCACCAAATCACATACCCTTCAGCCATTTCCTTGATTGAATTGTCTGTATGATTAGTATACTTTGACATTACTGGAAACACTAGTTCCTCATCAGTCGGCTTAAATGAGTTAATCCATGTTTCCTCAATCATCAGTTCAGGATCAAGCAATCCATTCAATACACTAATAGGAAGATAATCAGTTTCCTCAAAATTGTTGTTCGGAATAATCTTAACCGAGAAGAACTTTACATTATGATCAGTATTGTAATTGATTCGTGCAATTGCCTTACGACCATAATATTCACCATTAAGATAAATTCCTGTCACAACATCACCAACACCAAGATAATCTGTATTGATAACATTTTCTCGAAGTTGAATTAGTTTCTCAGTTAGTTCCTGCTTAATTTCAGGAAAACCTGAAATATCAAATTGAAGTCCATTACGCGAATAAAACTCAATTTCCTTAGTCTTATCCATTGGAATATAGCACCCAAAGTTTTGACCATCAATCTTTTCAGTAATACGACAACTAAACTGACCGTAATCATCTTCAGTAATCAAATCTTTGTAGGAAGAATAATGTTCCAACTTAGGAAACTTAATAAACATGATATAGCTTAACTCCTGTAATGTTTATTTCACATTAATTATAGCACACAATCAAAACACATGTATAAAACCAATTAGTTACGAAATGTTAAATGCAGTAGAAAACGCTCGATAGGTTGATGCTTTCTGAAATCCTGCATTACGCATTACACGATCATAGATTGCTTTAAAGAACGATTCAACTGTTGATCCACTATTACTTACTTTATAACAAGTATTAACAAATTGATTTGTTTTTATTACAACAATATGATTCTTGGTATCAAAGAATAGCTTATTGAATATACTTGTTTCTGTATTACGAACAGTGAAAGAAACATATCGTTCTTTTGTTAATGCTGTAACTTTATCTTCTTCACGTTCAATTTGATCAATGTCAATACTCTTATCAATAATGTCCTCAATATATGAGCCGTATTTGTCACCAAGCGATTCGAGATATTTTTTCATTTTTGATTCGATTGGTGCAAGCTCTTTCTTGAGCATTATCTTGTCATTAACCAAATCAAGAAAATTGATAATACTTGCTCTCGGCGCCTTTGAAATAAGCTTTTTGGGATCACCACCTAGTTCTTTCTTGTCTCTGGAAAACATCTTGAATTCATAGTTGCGTGGATGTTTATCGTCCTCAACATATTTGATAAGAGTATTTTTGACCTGCTGTACAATATTTTCAACATAACTTGGATCAAGCTCATACAGGTGCTTACACGCATGAGACCATAATCCAGCAGTTTTGCCCTCAACTTTATACTTGTTGATGTCTCCTTTGACTAAGGTAATTATAGCATAATTGTGATAAAAGAAGTCATTATCACGTCCTTTTGCAAAGTTAATTTTCTCTTGCAAAAACTCAATAAAAGAAAGCATTTTAATCGATATAAAATGTAATTATTTTATATAGAAAAAGGAGAAACAAAAATACTGTTTCTCCTTTAGTGTACATATTAGTTTTAATTTATGCTGACAGAATCACACATTTATCATTCAGTCGAGTGCCATATGTTTTTGTTTGTCCTGCAACTGAATCAAACGCTTTCTTAAGTTCTGTTTTACTGATTCCCTTACTATTTTTGAATTGTTCAAAAAATACTTCAGGCTTTCGTAGAGTTTTTGCCACGGTTTTCTCGGGATCAAAATTTACAATTGACATACCATTAGCAGACAGACTCATATCTTTCATTGGTACAAATCGAACAAGTTTTCGATTTTCCACAAAATACACATATACTGCACTACTACCAACAATCTTATGTGCTGGCTGACAAATAATCTTAAACTCAGGTAGTGTTTTAGATACTGTCATCTTCTTTGTAATTTGTTGTGGTGTTTGTGGACGCTTTCGTACTGTTTTAGTTGAAGTTGGCTTAACACTTCTTAACTTATCAAACGTGGAAAGAATACCATTAAGATAATCAATTGTTAGTTTAAGTTGACGTTTATTATAATTACTGTATGCCTCAACTAGCTCTTCATCTTCACCTAACTGAATCTTTTCATAGACATCAAGTTTTTTCTTAATTTGTTCGGATACATACTTTTTTAGTCTAGTATCGTCACAAATCATCACAATCTTATCTGCATTATTGGGAATTTTCTTTTGGAGATAAACTTCATCAAGTCCATCCTCAACTTCTGCCATTGCATTGTGACTTTTTATATTAAACTGTTGTTCTTTTTCGTCAATCACAACATTGGGTTGTACCTGTTTCTTAACTTTATGAACAACATTACTAATTGAAATCATGGAAAGAAGATTGTTGAGTTTCGTCAGTTCTTCTTTTTTTAGTTCCTGACAATTATCAAGTAATGCAAAATATACTGCAATTTGTCGGATTGTCAAATAATCTGCTCGTTTGAGATATGGAACAAATTCCTTATAGTTATTGTTTGACTCGGCTGATTCGATTGCATATTTTTTATAATAATCCGCGTCCCAATGAAGATTATACCAATTGAACGCAGACACTAAGCTATGATTATATGACTTGACAGACGAATGATCCAACTGAGGAAACTGCGGTGTCTGCTTTGTAACTGAATTTCGTTTTCGTGCGACCATGTTTATTGTGCCTCATCAAATTCCATTTCAGTAAGATTAAATTTAAACAGTGTGTTTAGTTGACCATCAACACATTCAACCAATGCAATACCTTTCTTCTGATGCTTGATAGTGATGCTCATTCCTTCATCAAATTCCATTCGCTTTTGCTTTACCGTTTCGTCAGACAGGCACTTGATGAATTCGTGTACCTGACTACCAATCACATCGTATGAGTACATGATGTCATTACGACTAATGCTTAGTGTACCGCCGTCATAAGAATTTCCAAAAAATTCAATTGTATTATGAGAATCGGAAAAAGACTGATAATCGCACATAATTTAAATTTATTACTTTAGAAGTTGATATTCGTTGAAAAGATTCTGATTTAGGGCTTTTGCCTTATCAAGTGTAATGATGAATTTATTCGTTGTGTGGTAACCATTATAACTGTCATTGTTAATTGTAATCATAATGGTGCCTGTGTTCTTATTATATCGTGGATAGATTGAACAGGTATATGTTTCAAGCTCTTCTGCTTGTTCCCACTCAATTGGTCGAGTTACCTTTTTATTAATTGCTCTATCAATTTCCTTATATACTTGGTTAATGATCTTCGGAGATACACCAAACAGCACAGCCACTTGGTTATTGTCCATGTAGAACAGACGGTAGGTGTTTTCGTCGCGAACAATCTTAAGATCAAGGGTTTCAGAAATCATGTTTAACTCATCAGGTGTTGGTAATTTAGATATTCTTAGTATAACACAATAAAAGGCAGAGAAATGTAAATTATGTCTCTGCCTTTTGATTTAAGTCAATAAAAATTTTCTTGCCACATCGTTGACAATATCATTAGCCAGCTCAAATGAAATTGGACTCATGCACTTTTCAACACATGAAAGTGAATCAAAGATTTTTGTTTCATTAGTATTCGTATCAATTGTAAGATGATGTTGATTACCGAATCCGAGATTAATCATCCATGTATCGCCGTTTTCATCAAGCTCTAAACTAATACGTTCGTCATACTTCTTAAACCCAGACGAACGAAAATAGTTGAATCGTTCTGTGAGCAATTTACGAAGATCGTTTTCCATAATATATTATACAAAACTAGATTTCATCTTATAACCACCAGGCGTTCTTTCCTTGATCTTTTGTAGAACTTCCTTAAATCCTGCATCGGGCTTACGTCCACCAAAAGCGGCTTCTTGCCATGCACACGCGGTTAGACCTGGTTGTAACTCAGGATGATCCTTGAGATATTGATCTCGCTCAGAGATTTTCATGAACTTCTCAAATTGTTCCCCTGTTTCTTTGTTAACAAAAATATATGTTGGCATTTACTTTTTCCGTTTCTGTTTCATTGGATCAACTGCCACTAAGATTTTTCGTTTCCATCGATTAATTCTAATGGTTGAATATCCAATCAATCGTAAAAATTTTTCCTTCTCAACAAATTCTTCTTCTGTAATTGTGTGTTTCATGAAGAATTATCTACAAAAATTCCCACTCACACAATTACGCATAAGTGGGAATATGTCTCTATTTTATCTTAAAACTTATCAAAAGATTTTATTGAACGCATCTAGAGCGTCAATTGGATTCTTGTCTTCCTTAGACGTGCAAGTATACTTCTTTTGTGAATATACCCAATCAGATTCATCATGCTTAAATCCATCCATGAGTTCTTCGTAAGTCTTCCAGATATTAGGATATTTGTGAGACTGATTCTTCACATTCTCACCGTCACAGTGCTTACAACAACATTCATTATGATTGCGAATAGTACGCTTTTCTTCTACAACCTTACAACGAATATGAACACGACCATCATATTCATCCTGAGAATAATCTACTGGTTCAAAGTGTCCATAATCAATTTCGGGGAATGAAATATAGAATGGTTCCTCATCTTCTGTCGGGGAAACGCACTCAATTTCGTCCCAGTCGTAGTTAAACGTCCATGTTTCGTCAATATTATCGGGAAGAATGATCATATAGTATTCTTCACCCTTTGACCAATATGTTACAGCGCAATCAGACATTATTCACCCTTATTAAGTTGTTCGGTAGCCTGAGTAAGAATCTTGGAAATGGTTTCTGCAACCGTCATATAAGGAAGCATCTTAAGTACCGCAAGAATAGAGTCCCATTCATAGGTGGTAAGTTCAATTCGAACAGTCTCAGCAGTTTCATCCGCTTCATCAAGAATTGCCTCAATCTTCTTACCGAGTTCTTGTGCTTCCTTAAGAATCATCATCTGCATTGCGTTTGCGCACTGAGACGTTTCACCAATACCAAGTTCAATTACAATAATTTGATTTTCCATTATTTTCCTCACTATGTTGTTTGTAGAACACCTTATTTGTTCTATAGGGTTATTATAGCACAAAAATTTACTTGTGTGTTTTCTTTTTGAAGTTTCCAATAAGATATTTTGGAATTAGTTTCCACTCATCCTTTTCGTCATATGGTACCACCTTAAGCTGTGGTAGGTAAGACTTAAAACGAGTTGTCATTTCATGAACAGGTTTAACAAGATTCCATTCTTCCAAAAGATGTGTAATCGTGTCTCTTCGTCCAATGTCATCTTCTGTCAATGTAGATTCTTTATGATCTAACAGAAACATTTCTTTAAAATGTACAATGTAATACTTTCCTCGTTTGTGTAAAAGGTGTGCAGTTTGAAATAGACACTTATCCTTATGACTTGCAATACCGATTCGTGTAAGTGTTTCACGTACCTTTAAGAAAGCATCATCACCAACCAATTCAACTTCTCTCATCATATCAGGAGACCAATCAACCACGTTTTCTGCCTCCTGTATCCATAATTTCCTTCATATTCTTAACATCATCCTCCGAGAAAATACTCTCAACTTCCAGTGCACGTTGTAACGAATAATCATAAAACTGCATAATCGTTTCAACTTTCTTGGAAATATCAGATTTTCCCCATTTAGAATATCGCTTTTTTGATGGAACAATAAAACGATAAAAATTAAAATGTGATTTGTTTGGAATATTATTTAAGGTTTTATTGGCTTCATTCGCAATAAAGATAGTATCAGAATATTGTGACATTGCACGATTCACAATGAATTTATTGTAATCGGAATCAGTGTAATTACGTGTTTCGAATAGATTTTCTTTTGATTTGTTGATTGCATTAACAAAATCAAACGGATTAGCTTTTTCTGTCATAACACAATACTCTTGTTTACTTAAACTGACAGGATACCATAATTTGAGTTAGGTATGCGGCCAGATTAATCTCTCTATCTGCAACCTGAGTGTCCCATACCTCATATTGCCCTGTAACAAGTACCGCCTGAGGAATACTGTCATTCACAAAAATTTCTGAGTCATGATCGTAGAAATATCGGAATACCTTTGTGGCGTCAATGTCCTTATTACGACCAACCCACTGACGCATATCAGTATACTTCTTCTGCTTTAGATATGAGACAAGCTCATCAAAATTTCCCTTACTGAATGACTTAAGAATACCTTCATCAATCTCCCCAGCGGCACTATAATTTTGTAGTGTGTTGATCACCTTTCTAAGATCAGGATAAGACAGTGTAATCATTTTGGCTACGGTCTTAGGATCAAACTTAACGTTTTCCTCACTAAGAATACTTGTTACACGCTTATACGATTCCTTAATCAAAGAAGGCTTTTCATCAGATTTTACATTAAATTCAATTACAGCGCAACGTGAAAGAACCGCAGGAATGATTTTATCAATATAGTTACACGTCATGATAAATCGAACATTCTGACTAAATTCTTCAATAAATCCACGAAGGGCTGGTTGGAATGCATTCTGACTTAGACCGTCTGCCTCATCAAGAATCACACACTTGGGACGATCGGTAAGAGAAACACTACTTGCAAAATTAGTGATTCGATTACGCAACACATCAATACTGTTGTCGAGCGATGCGTTAATTTTTAGTACATCCATATTAAGTGCATGGCAAAGTACCAATGAAGCACTACTTTTACCTGATCCAGGAACACTAGAATGAAGAATTAGATTAGGAATATCTCCCGAGTTGATGAATCCCTGAAACACTTCCTTAGTCTTTTGAGGAATAATCAAATCCTCCAATGTTTGAGGACGATATTTTTCAACCCATAATTTTTCATTCTCATTCTTATTCATTCTAAAACCTCATAATATAAAAAGAAAGGAGGAAGAACACTACGCCAAATCTTCCTCCTTTTAATTTATCACAAATTTAATTATTTGTCAACCGATTACTGCTTTCGTGTTACATCAAGCGCAATTGTGTAGTTGATTGGTCGATCAACATGCTCACAACGAAGAATACGATTGGCGATAATCTTACAGTTATAGTCACCGCTAATAAGTGCAAGCTTTTCCTGCTTAAGCGTCACCTCAAAATCTTCACCGTAATATTCCTCAAGCTCAATTGTGAAAGTGTTTTCGTTTGAACCAGTTGAATCATACACAATTGCATAGATTCGATTGTTTTCGTTCTTGATCTTAAGATCGTCGCACTTAAGAGTACCACGTGCCTTATTGAGGCGCTTAAGGTTTGTCGCAGTTAGAACAAACGTTGCGGTGGCTTCAGGAAGTTGCTTTAGAGTACGTGGACGCTTGAGCATCTGTGTATTAGTCTTATAATACTTGATACTAATGCTTGGGTCGTCCTTATCAACAATTGAAACATACTTATCAAAGAACGTTAGATCGGGGAGCTTAAACAGATCAAGTGTACTAAGGAATTGAGTTAGAGAGTAGATACCAAACTCACACGGAAATTCTTCACACACTGTAGCTGTAGCATAAATCGAATCTTCAGCATTACAAGTATTGAGAACAGAACCCTGATTGATGATAAGATTATCATTAATAGAAGAAAAATTCTTAAGAATAGAAAGTGTATCAGCAGATAGATGCATTTTAGTTCAAATAAAATAAATTATAAAATTCACACATAAAGGAGGCAAAGATTACTGTCTCCTTACTTTTCATTATAGCACAAATTTAATTACTGTGCCGTCTTCTTTTCCTGATATGATCCATGATAAAGATACGCAGTTTCCGCATCCATTACAATATACTGACACACTCGCTCGTTTGCTCGACAACGAAACACGGTGCCTGGTGCAACATACATTGCGGAAATCATTCGCCCATGATAACCTGAATCATACACTGCAGTATAGATTGTTACGCCGTTGCGGATGAGTGTGCTTCGAGGAATACACAGCCCTGCCTCATGTTCGCCCACCTCAATCCATCCATCAAGGGTAATAGGATAATAACCTTCACGGAAAGTATAGAACCCATCTGCATCAGGTTCGATCTTCTTTCGTTCACGGTGATGCTTGTTATCACCATCAAGTGTTACAGTGTCTGAGGTAAATTCAAACACTTCACCAAGTCGAATATCAACCGCATTAGGAGTGAAATCTTCAGGATCAAGTTCCTGTAGATGATTGTTAAGTTTGTAAATCTTTGTTTCAGTTGTGCTGTTCTTAAGATGCTTAATACCCATAATATATCTCACATTAGTTCATTGTTAGGAAAAAATAATACTTGCAATCTTCTTTACATGATCCTCAGTTTGTTCAGGATCACGGTTATTGTCAACAATATAATCACATAGAAAATCATCAATTTCCATTTCAGACACATGACCATCAAATACTGCGGTGTTTCGCTTTACCTTGATGATTGGAATATGATTTTCCTTTGCCCACTTTACTTCATTCTTAAATCGTAGATCGGTAATTACAACAATTGGCTCAAGTTCATGAGGAGGATTAATTGTTTTGATGTATTTGTCCATTCGCTTAACAAATTCATCCTGATTAAAACTACGCATTGTCATACCAATACTACGAAGAATATCACGACCAGGAATTACCTTACCGCTTGATAGTTGAACTGAGGAACGCTTAAAGTTATCGTACTCAAGCTCTTCATTTAGATCAAATGCATCCATAATAACCCACTTGATTGGGTCGGCGAATGCGGCCTTACGACCATAAAAATTATGCTGACGTGCCCAATTAATTAGGACGTTCGCAACAAAATCTTTCCCACTGCCCTTGTAACCACAAATAGCTACTGCTTTCATATTATTTTAAAATTCGTCTTTCAAAAAAATCAATCACTGCATCAAACGTATTCATTGAACCGCTTGATTGATAACAATTCTTAAACACATTAAAAATTAAAAATGAGGGAGATTGCTCAAAACATTCAATTTGAAACAGAACTTCGTTATTGAATGGATTATACACAATAATTTGATTATCATTAACTCGACAATCCATAGCATAACCCTGAGTGCGTAACTTACGTGACAGTATATCTTTCCATTCAACAATCTTATCTGTCAAACTCTTTTCTTCTGTGGTTTCGGTTATTGTTCCCTCATCACTCATACGATTTACTTTCCTCTGTGGATGTGAATTGCATTGTTTTCATCACGTTCAATTTGAAAACCATTCTTAATTAGAAACTGAAGATCGTCGTTACTAATCTTCAAATCGTTTTCTGAATCCACATTATACATTGATTTGATGAATTTTGCAAGTTCTGCTGTATTCTCTTTGTCAAGCGTAAAGAATGAATATGGTACAGAACAAAGCCCATTATGAGAAAATGTGAGATATTGATTGGTCTTCTGAATAATCAATTTTCCGCTTTCATTCATCGTATCTCGTGAATTAGGCGCCTGACATACCACACGGCAGGTTAATTTTACTGTTTCCATTTATATTCACCATCCTCACACACTAAACCTTCCCCATAAAATCTAACATCACGAATATTGTCATAAAAATCATTTACATCGTCGTCAATAATCGATTTCATAACTTTATACTTGAGTTGTTTTGTATCACCTAGCATAAACTCATTTATCGTAATTTTACTCGTTTCAATTGCACGACTTAGTTTATAATCAGGCGTAGTACATACAGTATTAACATATTGTGTATGTAAAAAATATTCAAACAATTTATCACAATCAATTTCCGTGAAAAGATTGCATTGATTTTCAATAATCTTTTCGGAGATTCTTACAAATTTGACTGCATCAAAATTGCTTAAATCTGTAGTGAAAGTATAATCGTAATAATTATATAGAGCAATTATAGCAGTTTTTGATCGCAGAATTTGAAGTTGAATGATAAAAAGTTCAAATAATTTATCTTCTACATTTTTCATTTTAAATCAGTCCTCGTTTACGAAGTTCAATTACCACCTTTTCATGTTCCGATTGATTCTTTAGATAAATCTTTTTCATTGATTTACGTTCAGAATAAAACGACTCACACAAATAAGGAAGGATTCCCTTTTCATTTTTCCTAAAACAATATCCCGAAGAAGCTAACGCAACATTCATTTGATGCGCCTGTGAAGTATTGCACGTTTTCTGAATCAGCTCCTCAAGATTCAGTTCCATCTTAATTGGTAACCCACTACGCTGATCTTTCACAATTGTTTCAGGCGAAATATTGTATTGCATAATAATGTGCCAAAATGTTCAGGTTATTTCGCAACAATAACCCCGTGAAGATTTGCATTATCTTCACTGCCATATATTACTATATGGAGCAGACTATATCATAAACCATTATATCATAGATTTTATGGTTTCAGTGCGCTTCCTTTATCATTAGCTTATAAAGTACGAACAAAAGTTCTAGTCGTTGCACCTTCCAAAAGAAT